GGGAGTTCGTAAAACTAATAATATCCTTATTTATTTTGATTAATGTTTATAATGTTTATAAAGGGTTCTGGGTGATTTTATGCGTTTATATGATGCTTATAAAAATGGTGAAATAACCAGGACCGAATACCTAGCGTATTTGGATTTTGGCTATAAGCCCAGTGATTCTGTGTTTCTAACCCAAAATAGAAGCACTGAAATGGTAACAATTTCCTACCTGTCTATGGAAAACAATTATAACTGGTCCATTGATGACGGCGAATCAATGATGGCGTATGTTGGTCCCATCAATGATTTGTCGAATGCTGGAAGTTTGAATAACGCCGGTAGTATATTGTTCCTGTACAAGGACGGCAAAATTGTCAATACTGGCACCATAACAAATACTGGTCACATAGCATTACAATCTATTTAAATTAATTTCGAGGTTTATATTATGACGGGAACTCTTATTATGGACGGCGGCGACGTAACGTCCACTGAAGCAAAAACTGACTATCAAGTTCAGGTTCCGATTGGGCCAGCTTGTTTTAGTTCTGGAACATGGACAGCAACAGAATCTTCTAATGTAATATTTGTTACAAGAGAACCAGCAAACACTACGGAATATTATAGTTTACCTATTATAGTGCCGAGTAGGACAACTGCTTTGAAAGGCGCTAAACTCAAGTCAGTTACCGCTGTTGTAACACTGGGCGGAACTCTAGACACCACCAACGACGACTTTGAAATAAATATTATTAAAGTCACTACGCCTGTTGACGGTTCTGCTCCTGTTGGTTCTGTACTAGCCGGAGATTCAGGCGATGATTATCCAACTGCGCAAAATACTAAAACCAAAAGACTAGTTTCTGGACATCATACTTTTGTGGTAACCATACCCACCGATGAACAAGCATTTATGGCGGAAGGCGAACAATATTATGTCAGAATAAAAATAAAGGATAATGCAAACGCCGACCTGACTTGTGTGCTTAAAGGGGTAGTTGCCCAATTTGACATGAACGTATTATAAAAATAGTTTTCAAAACATAGCAAGGAGAATAATTTTTTATGGCAAATGTTGGTTCTATCGCCACGGCTCGCGGTGAACAATTTACACATGCACATGTTGCATCCCTATCCAGGTGTAATTCTGGATTTTATGTACTTTCTGGTTGCGACGTTCATCAAGCCGGAACACCTGGACTTAGTGTTGTGGTAGATTCTGGTTATATTTCTTCTGGATTTGCAACGGCTAGAAAAACAGTTTCTGGAGGAACATTAACAGTGGCCACTCCAGATGGTTCGCTTCCTAGAATGGACGTAGTCTATTTGGATACAAATGGGACACCAGGTATTTATGCCGGAACACCTACTGCCATATCTCCAAGCACTGAAACTGATTTCAAGAAAATGGCATCACCGAGTCCTGGCGCATCAATACCAAACGGCGTAATACTTGCATTAGTTTATGTTGGAGCTGGTGTAACTGAAATTCTAAATGCTTCTATTCTTGATATTGCTAGTTATGGTGGATTTGTAGCAGAAGCGCCTACTGGAACCACAACTTCCGGACTTGTTCCTCAATGGAGTAGCACCCAAAAAACCCTTACAACTGGTTTAACTGTCGGAACTGCCGCAAACAACCTAGTTCAATTGGATGGTAATGCTAAACTTCCAGCAGTTGATGGTTCACAATTGACTGGTAGAATATTTGAGATCGACTTTCCTTTTGGGAATGGATCGGATGTTATTGAGAACTATGAGACTAGGGAATGCTCTGTACCGATAAACTGTAAGATTATCAGAATGGATTTATGGGAAGTTGGACTAAACGCTGGTTACGCCAAATCCTCGGTCTATATTCACGATCTTGGTGCGGATAAGGGGAGTGTCGTATTAAATTTGGAAATAGCCGCAGGCAACACGTATAATACAGCCACTGGCTTGTCAACTCCTGTAAGTGCGAACAAAATAATCAGGGCCGATGCTGGTATTACAACCACCGCCAAACACCTGGTTTTGAGGCTAGTCTGTGAGGCTACCTGAGCATGACTAACCTATACGTCTTTTGGAGAAAGGTCGCCGATCCGCCTTCACCCTGGACGCGTCTTACAAGAACCAATAATTACCTTCGTTTTAATTCAAGTACTGCAAATCACTGGACCCAAACAGGAGCGACCACTCATACCCACCCGTCCGCATCCGTTAATGTGGGAAGTTCTGTACATTCAGGAGAAGAAGGTTCTCACGATGGGTCTCCAAATGACTCTGTTATGGGATCTCACAGCGATCACCCAGTCACTGGATATTCAATAGCAAATTCTAATAACAATAATCCTATTGGATGGGGACTAGACATAATTTACATTGACATAACAACCTGGGAAAATAGTATTCGATCTTTTCCGGAAGGCGCGATCATTATGTCAAACGGTACTTTGGTGGATGCTAGTTTAGAAAGATATAGTTCTGCGGACGGAAAATATATTGTTCATACTACCCCGGAAACCACCGTAGGCACGACTACACCACAATCCCACACGGTGTCAGGTAGCCTCGGAGCGGTGCAGGGTGTGGTTTTCATTAATGCATACTTCACACAGTGGCGCGGCGATAGGGCGCTCCACCACGAGCACACATTCAGCTTTGCCTCCGAGGCCAAATACGTAGAGCCAAGGAACCTGGTCACCAGGCTGTACCATGCCTTACAGAACACTTCTAAGGCAGTGGCCGGTAGCGTGGTGTTCGTTGATGGCGCGGTAAGCGCCAACTGGGAGATCCTGACCGGCTGGTCTGGTGGAAACCTGAAAGCAGGCAACTCCGATCCCACATTATCAGGATCGGATACCCATACCCAAACATTTTCTGGAAACAGTTCAACATATGATGGACCAAATGCCTTCACTAATCTAGCACCGATCTATTTTTCGATCTGGAACGCACACTACCATCCAATTAGTGGCACACTAGCATCAGCTAGTCACGTTCCACTAAGCCGATATATTGTACCCGCTCGGTTATTAAATACGCTGCGGAAAATAAAATCGTATAATAACACACCTCAAATAATAGGTTTATAATCATGAATGAAAATATCGCCGAAAGCATTGGAATGTTTTTAGAAAACAAAATTCGCGAAAAGATCCTTAGTGATGTTCCGCCACCTAACGCCGAAAGTACCATAAAACGCAAAGGATCTTCTCATACCTTAATTGATGATGGGACATTACTATCAAGTGTTACCCACACCGTCGAATCTGAAGGCGAAAACATCAAAATCACAATCGGAATTTTAGATCCCGAAGTTGCAGAATATGCTGCCCCGAATGAACATGGCGTTGCTTGGGATAATAGACCGAAAAAAGGAATAGGAAATACAGAATCGCGAGAATGGTTTATACCACCACGATCTTTTATACGATCCACATTCGATGAAGAATACGAAAACATAATATCTGACGTGGAAAAACAAATTGTAACAAATGTTAAGGCAAAACTAAGCGGAAAATAAAAACAAAAAAACAATAATGGTAAGATTGTTATGAAGAAAGGACAGAAAATGAGTGAGGAACAGAAGAAAAAAATTGGTAATGCTAATAGACAAACTAAATAATTTCTATAATAATTATCCAGATGAAAAATTAAAAATAATTTGTTTGGATGACATAGAAAAATTAGAAGAATTAGAACAATCAAACAATTATTCTATTAACAATATAATATGATTAGGTAAACATATAAATGAATTCAATAAAAATATAATTATATCAGGAGATTTATAAAAATGGTAGCTACAGTGAACGTTCAGGAGTATAACGGCGCCTCACCTGGTGTCGCTACAGTAATAACACAAGGCAGATATTGCGCAATGGATTCTTATAATCCAGGACTAAGTAATCCTTGTGTCGTACCGAGCGCAGATCTAAATTACAGTTATTGGAAGACCCATAACGTTGCATTTTCCGGAGACTTCACCCAGATCAGTAATATCCGATGGTATACGTCCGGAAATGTAAAGACTAACTGGGCACTGGGAACAAATGGTGGATTATTTGTCGCAGTAAAGTCAACTGGAGACAATGGATGCCCTGTTGCTAGTTATGCTCAGGCTGCTGGCGTACAGGGAACTTCCGGCTATCCAATAGACGATGCAACAAATGGCCACGCCTACTATAAGTCAGGTTCTTCTAATCACGCAGTTCCTGTTAATGCGGACACTTATGTTTCGGCGTCAACTTTGCTTGTGGATAGCGGACCTTATACAACCGCTGCAAGTAGCAAATGTGTCGTCACGCAAGTTGTGATTGATACTGATGCAACGCAAGGCGACAAGGCCTCGGAATCGCTCACATTTCGATATGATGAGATATAAATTTAAAAATTAATATAAAAATAGTAGTAAGCCCTACTATTAATATTTTTTAAACATTTTATATAATAACAAGGAGAATAAAGACAAATATGAGAAATATAATATCTTTGCAACCATCGGACATTGTAATACAAATAGTACCGAAAAACCCTAATGAATCGCTACAAGACACTGTATACCTTCCAGATAAATCAGAAGGATACATAGTACCCATAAATCTGTTTTTTGTAGACAACGTTGGTAAAGATTTTTGCGGTGCATTCGAACTTAAAACCATTTACTACAACAATGCCATCAAACGAGACATTATAAATGAACTATACGACAGTGGAAAGACTTTCGACATCTACATTAGACTAAATTCTTCTAAAGAAAATATTGAAAGTCCAAAAGTCCTTCAAATCTTTAATGATGTTTCTATTAATGGACGCGAACTATTAATACCGGAATTCGGACAAATAATAACGTATCGCTATTACTTTACCAACAATTCCGACCCCTGGAATATTCCAATAGAAAAAATTGAGGCACTTCGCCCACCTAACCAATACATCTATGACTATGCGGTTAGTAAGGCCATAAAAGACCAAACAACTGTCATAAAAGAAATCAAAGATGAAATAGTCAAAGAATTAATTATGCAACGTCCATTATAACTCGAGGTCCTTTATAATGAGTGCCATAATTGAATATATGTGGGTTAAAATTTACATCGATGAAAGTGGCGTCGAACACTTTATTCCACAATTTCGCGAAGACGGTACACAACAATTTTGGACAGATAGTGAAAACATAACGCCAACAAAATTGCTAATAGTTCCTATCAGTCCAAAACTCGCGGAAAATATGATACAGAAAAAGATTCCAGCCGCTTCCGTACCATTAACTCCATATACTTTTTTATTGAAACCATCCGACAAAGTAACCGCTTACTGGGACAATGAAATCACCATAACCAATCACTTTGAATGCGAAACTTGCGGATTTACATGGCAACACACGGATGCATCAAAGTGGGCTGAATGTCCGCGATGTGGCGAAAAAGATACGTGGTCTTGTATGCGATGTGGCGCATCAAACATTAACAATGCCCTTGTTAAAAAAAATAATCGTGGCGAAACAAATTGTCCGTATTGCGAAATACCGTATGGTTTAAATCGGTCCATACACTTACATCGAATACAAGATATCATAGAAAATACTGACTATGTTATTCTCGTGGAAAATAGATTTAAGGTTATCATACGTCAGCATGAAGTTTGCGTGGAATCTTTATAATATTTTTTGAGGTGAATAAAAG